ATTGGCTAGGAGCAACAAAGGAGAAGGAACCTTGGACTTACAAACTGACGAACAAGGACTAAAGTTTGGTTTTGAGTTACCAGATACACCAACTGGAAACGAGGTCAGGGATCTAGTAGAGAGAGGCGATGTCAACCAAGCAAGTTGGGCATTTACCGTAGACTCAGAAGAGTGGCAAGATGTAAGAAGTGAAAAGCCATTAAGAGTAATTAAAGAAGTCGGAGGCATATTCGACATATCTATTACGCCGAGAGGCGCAAACCCTAGCACTTCAGTAGCTCTTAGGAGCTTGGAAGCTGCGCAAAAAGAAGAGACTCCGGAAGTACCGGTAATCGAAGAACCAAAAACAATTAGAAAAGTGGAAGAAAACACAGAAAAAACCACAGAAAAAGAGGCTAGATTTATCGATGCTTCTGAAGTTCAAGGCAAGCTATCTAAGTCAGAAGCTCGCAACTTGGATAAATTTAATATCGTAAAAGCTATCAATGAAGCTCGTAACGGTAAGTTAACTGGCATTGAGGCTGAAGTTAACCAAGAAGGTATGAAGGAAAAGCGTGAGCTTAAGCAAGACGTAAGAGACATGCACGCTGTCAATCTACCGGAAATGATTTTTCAACGTACCCAGACTGCTGGAACTGCAAACGTAGGTGGAGACCTAGTTTTTGACGTCCCTGGGAGATACGTGGATTTCCTTTTTCCGAATACACCGATGCTCCGAAGATGTTCGGTTGCTGAGAATTTAGTTGGAAATGTAGAGTTTCCTCGCCAAACTTCAAGCTATTCACTAAACTGGCAAAGTGAGACTGGAACTGATTCAGCTCAAGACATTAATTTTGACAAAGTAACAATGACTCCAAAGCGTGCAGTTATTACTTCATCTTTTTCAAATCAGTTACTACGTCAAGAGTATAGCCGAGGTATCGAGCAAAGAATCATCAATCAGATGAACTTAGCATTTAACAAAGGTTTAGAGAATGCAATCCTTAACGGTACTGGATCATCTAACCAACCTTCTGGTATCTATACTGAATTAGCTGGACAAGCTCTAACAATCGGAGCCGTTTCTTATGATGATTTAGTTGATATGGAAGCTGCTTTGGCTGCTGCTGATGCACTAGAAGGAAATTTAGCGTATGTTGCTCATCCTGACGTAGTTGCAAAGCTGAAAAAGACTAAAGTTGATCCCGGGTCGGGGAGGTTTTTAGTAGAGGGTATGCTAGATCCTCAGCAGACCGCTAACGGTTACGCTATCGACAGCACTACACTTTCATTAAAGAACACTACACCAGATCCTGACACTTACGGTCTGCTATTTGGTAACTTTAATGATGTACAGATCGGGTTTTTCGGAGGTGCCACCCTTTTAGTTGACCCTTACACAAACATGAAGTCATCAATCGTTGAGGTTAACCTTGAGCGTTTCATGGACTGTGCAGTATTGCGACCAGCATCTTTTGCAATAGCAACTGACGTAACAGTCTAAAAAATGGCGAATACTATAAATTACACACCCGAGGCAATAGATTTATCATTGATTAAGTCTTTTTGTCGCGTGGATGGCACAGCAGACGACACATTACTCACGTTTCTATATGAGGCGGCTTGTAATGAGGCGTTAAGCTATGCTCATGTGGTTTGTGGTAGCGCAACTATTACCGCGGATACAGTATGGGCTAGCTCTTATGAGCTACCCTACTGGCCGTTAGGTAGTATTACAAGTGTACATGTGTATATTGATGGCGTTAGCACTCAAGACACAGCATACACGTTATTAGATGGGGTAATTACTCCAAGCATAGGATCAGAAGGCGATAGAATGACAATAGTCTACACCGCCGGGTTTGCTACTATGCCAAAAGATTTAGAGCATGCTATTTTACAGCGTGTTAAGTTTGGTTACGATTTCGGCGATGATATGCCTTATGATCGCGGACCAAGGTTTTTCGATAGGGTTGCATTTAGATATAGACGAAATTTTGCATGACCTTAGACCGACACGTAACACTTTACGAACCTACTATATCAGTAAACAATAGCGGACAATATAAGCGTAGCTATTCTAGCCAAGGTAATTTTTATGCAATGGAAATTATACCGGACACTGGTAACGTAGGAACTGAAAACCTAATTAATGACCAGATAGAAAGTAGCATCATAGTTACTTGGCGATTGAGATACCAAACAGCAATTAAACAAAGTTGGAAGATTGGATTTGATAGTAAGTATTACGATATTATTTCCATAGTTCCCGAAGGGCGTTTGCGTTATATTTTAGTAAAAACTAAACTAAGAGATAATGCCACTTTATAACCCTAAAAATATATATTTATTAAGCCAGTCCGGAAAGGTCGAAGGTTTTGACGATTTAGCTAATAAATTAAAAAGATTATCTCTAAGTGAAGAAATGCGTTTCAGAGAAGTAAAAAAGTTGCTAAAAAAAGAAGTACAACCTTTAGTTGCAGCAGCAAGAAAGGAAGCTTATAAAGGAATACAAAAAAAAGGTAAAGCAACAAAAGACAAAAGAAACGCAAAGTTTTATAATTTATACAGTTCTATCGGTTCATTTTTAAACAAAGGAACGGAAAGGGCATATATAGTAGTCGGCTTATTATCGCCACATAAAAAAGGTGCCATTTATGGAGCATCTCAATTAGCGGGAGCTGGCCCCGGAATGAGTAAGAACGGTAAGCGTGTTGGGGTTAGTAGAACTACAAGCGTTTCAAGTTTAAAGGAAAAAAAGGGTGTAACTTATAGAATACAACCAAAAGATTTTATAGGTAAAGCTATAAAAAACACAAACGTATTGAGGCAATCTCAAAGAAGGATGCAAAAGCATATTCAAAAACGCATTAAAGCCGTACTGAGATGAATTATTTAGAGTATGTCTACGATGCAGTAAATGCAGCAACTTCAACAAATGTTTATGCCTATGCAGCTCCACAGTTTGAATCTGGGGATTACATAGTCATTACCATTACTTCGGTAAACGTAACCCAATCCAAAGACTGGGCAACTGCCGAAGGCATTAACGCAAGTTTATTTTTTCATTTCTCAGATGCAGACACTGCACAATCGGAGTTAGCAACAATAAGAGAAAGCATAAAGACTAGCGCAAATTATACTGAGGCACATTTAGAGAGCTTACAGTTTTTTTATGACGATATCAACGAGCGTGTGATCATGGCTTGTGATTTTATTTTTAACATTAATTTATAGATTATGGCATCAATTGCAGGCGGAGAATTCCGCGTATTATTATCTAACGACGGAGGCTCATCGTACAAGGGCTTTGCGTTAGAATCGGATTGTTCTTTTGAACTAAATTCCGAAACAAGAGAAACAACCTCAAAAGAGGATGCATCTTTTAGAAGTTACGTTACTTCAGCAAAGACATGGACTGTTTCCGGTTCTGGTTTGTTTGGAGATAGCGCGACTGATTGGGATCCAGATGAGTTATATGATTTTGTTGGCACTACGGTAACTTTAAAAATAACTCCATGTGATATCGGTACTGTTACTCCAACAACTGGTAAGGCTAACATAACTGGATCAGCAATACTTACTCAGCTTTCTGGATCATTTGCAGATAAGGATAACGCAACTTATTCTTTTACTTTGCAAGGCACTGGAGCTTGGACTGAAGGATCTAACTAATAAATAAAGCAAAATGGGAAAGAAGTTTACACTCGGAGCAGCTTTATTGTTCGAAGAACTAACCGGCGGCAGCGTTACGGACATGACTAAACCAAAAATAAAGGATATGTTATGTATGTTATATGCGCAAGAACATTGGGATAATGATAACCGGCCCAAATTTGAGGATTTCAAAAAGGAATGCTCTAGCCTAGCGTTAGAGGAACTAACCGAGAGGCTTAACGGCCCTTTTTCCCAGCCGGCGGCGCAGTAGACGTACTGGGCTTGCTGGTCGGTCGTTTAGGCATAGCTCTAAGCGATGCAAAAAGATTCGATAAGGATTTACTTGAGTCAGTTATTAAAACATGGCTTAGATGACGTAAAAGAGGGATGGAAACAAATGCGCTGGCTTGCCACTATACTGGTAAACGTCAGCGGAAAAAGTGTAAAGCGTAATATCAAGGACACCGAGTTATTACGTTTTGAAGATGAAAGGAAGGATAATGGCTTTGCCGATTTTTATAAGAATGTAACCAATGACAAATGACATAACCAGCAAGGTAATAATTGGGATGGATGTGAAGCAGTTCCGTAAGGGAGTGCAAAATGTAGATTCTTCTATCCGAAGGATGTCCAAAAGATTTCAGAACCTTGGTAGTATCATTGGTGCTAGCTTTGCGGTTAGTCATATTCAAAGGTTTGGTGCAGAAGCTATTGAATTAAATTCGCAACTTACAAAAGCGGCAGCTGGTTTTAAGAGGTTTGGAGATGCAAGCGTATTAAGAGAAATGCGTAAGTCTACCATGGGCTTAGTTACGGATCTTGAGTTAATGCAGCAATCTGTTAAGGGTGCTAACCTTGGTATACCTATCAGAGATATGGGTATCCTGTTAGAATTTGCTAAACGTAGAGCAGATGAAACCGGAGAGAGTATGGATCATCTGGTTAATTCTATTGTTGAAGGTATAGGTCGTAAGTCTACCCGGCGATTGGATAATTTAGGTATATCTGCACAAAGGCTAAAAGAAGCAGTAGGCGGCGTGAGCTTAGAAATGGCTGACGTTGCTGACGTTTCCAAAGCGATGGTTGGTATAGCAGAGGAAGAATTAGCAAAAATGGGTGATGCTACAATCACCACAGCGGACAAGTTTACTCAATTAAGCGTAGAGTTTCAAAATACAAAAGCAAGTGCCGGAGAACTATTTGCATCATTAGGATTATTAGGCTTACAGCTATTAAAGGTTGGTAAGTATAATGATATGTTTTTTACACCTTCAGAAGCACCAAAGACTTTTGAAGATCCTAAAGATCCTTCCTTTTTTGCACCTTCTGTTTTCTTTGATCCGGATACGGTTAAGGAAATGCAAGCTCCGATCCAAACTTTAAAACAATTACAAGATCAAGTTGCAAACTTAGAAAAATCACTTAAAGGATTAGACATTACAAGTTTAGAGTTTGTTTCTACTATTAATGAAATAGAAGATTTACAAAATCAAATAAAAGGCTTAAAAACTATGAATGATTTTGTATCTCTAGGAGCTAAGTCTTTTGGAGATATGAATTTAGAAGTGAAAGAAGTTCAAAGAGTTATTCAGCGTTTTGGTCATTTACTACCAGACACCGGAAAACAATTTCGAAAATTAATAGAAATTAATAAAGAATACACCGAAAGCATGGCGGTTATAAATATGTTTGGTCAGCAATTTGGTGTAATATTTAGAGAGTCATTTAGCGCAGCTATGATCAGCGGAGAAGATTTGTTTACTACCTTAAAAAATGGTTTCCAAAACTACTTAAAACAGATGGCAGCAATGACCGCAGCTACGTTGGCATTTGCCATGGCAGTAGCTCTATTGACTGGGGGTAAAAACCTAGTAAACTTTGGAACTAACTTTGTAAACGCATTTACTGGTTTTGGTGGTTCAATGGGATTACCTTTTACGTTTGGTCAAGATGGAAAGATTAAATTTAACATAGCCGGCAGCAGTCTTGAAGCTGCTGTAAGTAGGTCAACAATAAATAATTCTAGACTCGGTGGCTAAACAATTAATCGCAACAGCTAAAACCGCTACGCATGATTTTGCTATCTGGGTAATTAATCCAGACTTTAGCCCTTCGCCTTATACCTTTGAGATAGTAAATTGGGAAATAGACTACCGAGCCAAAGACAATTCAGAACCGGGTTTTATTCCTTGCGTTTGTACTTTCCAAGCACTTATTAACGATGATGATTTTAGCGTAAACCTTAGAAGCATTTTGCAGGATGCAGATGGTAAGTATGTGATAAAGATTACCGAAGGTTTAAACGTCGTTTATAATGGATTTATAACACCAGACCTAGGAGAGATCGAAGTCATTAACGGACAAAGATTTATAAAGTTTGTGGCATCCGATGGCTTTCAGATGTTTGATATTTCCGCTGATACTTATGTGTGGTTAGATGCCGCACCGGTAAGACCGTTTACTAGACAAATTAAAGAAATATTTGAGTTTTTTGATTACTGGCATATATTTGATGGTATAGCTATATCCGAACACCCAATCCCTAACCAAGCACCGTACACAACAGAAGGCGGTTTATATTGGACTGGGTGCATACAAGATGGTATGTATTATAAGGGTACAACATGGCGAACATTTAGAGAAATTTTAGAGGATATACTTGTTACGTTTGGTTTACAATGTTTCCAAGATAAAGGATTAATAGTATTTCGCAGCGTATGGTATAAGACTCCGGCTTGGTATAATTTTTATGACACTTCTGGTTCTTTTTTGTACAGGCTAACAGGATTTAGCGCAACGGAAAGCGTTGACGTTTATACTGATGGTCTAGAGTTAATAAAAGTAGCTACACGTCAAGTGTATATTACACATAATCAAGGCAGTACAGGAATTATTAAAAATGAGGAATTACAGTATAAAAATAGAATAAATTATTACATAGGTAATGTGTCGCCTACCGGTACTAATTATTTACGATATAGCGCAAATCTAAAAATGAGGGCGGGCGTACCACAAGGTTACAGCAGTCATGCGTATGTTGAATGGGATATTGCTATTCAGTATGATAGTTATTATTGGAACGGCGCAGCTTGGACATTAACGCCTAGCTCAATTTCTTATCAAGCTAATATGGCTATAGTAGGCAGTCCAGATCCTACGCCAATTTTTGTTGATTTTACTCATAGCGTTAACAATGTCGATACTGCTTCTTTACCAAACATAGGGCCAAAACCATTATACATAACCGTAACCGCTACACAAACGGCCGGGGATCCTTTAGATGGTTTAGCAGCTACGAGTACTTTACTCATGGAATATCATTCTGGGGATCCAGATAAAAATATTTATTATGCGGATAACACAAAAAGACGAAACGCAATAAATTTAAATTACGATACTGAAATTGGCGATTTGTGGCAGACTAGTCAAGTGGCATTTCCAGCGGCCGGAGAAATAAGATTATACACAAACACTGATCGAACAATAAGTAGAACTAATTTGTCTTGGGATACTGGTAACAATTATTTGTTAACTATATCTGCTATTGAATTAGCAAAGGTATCATTTAAACCATCGCAATACTATGAGATTGAATTAACTAAATTTATTACTTATAATCATACTTTTATTTGGGCAAATGATGTTTCTAATGTAGAGTATAAACCAGTTAACTTAACAGGAACTGACAAAAGCACAACGGTAACATATAAAGAATGGGTTTATGGTAATATACTTACCGACTATTTAAGGCCAGATCAATTATTACCAGAATTATGATTACTTACGAACTACCAGCGAACCCATTATATCACGCTTACGTTTTAGCGGATGGGGGTACTGTGGAAATTAATACATGCACAAGATTATGAATATAAACCAATTTATTAGTATTTTTACCGGAGTGGCTAATCCAGCCGGTCTAAAATTTGAAGCATACAAAACGTATGTTCTAGCCGATGGAGGTACCATTGAGGCGCAAGATTGCACAATTAACGAAATAGCTGATTTATCATGAGTTCTTTTTATGACTTAGCGAGCTTAGTAATGATACCCAGCGGTAAGAAAGCCGGGAAGGTCTACTCGCAGAAACCTTTGACAACAGATGGCCAACTAGATTTTACCAGAGCATCCACAGCCACACGCATAGGCTCTGATGGTAAGATTGAGAAAACGCGAACTAATAATCTTTTGTATTCTAATGATTTTAATACTGGTTTTTCTAAAACTAGGGCATCTATGGTTAGCGGTCAATCTGGATATGATGGCACGAATGATGCGTGGAGTTTTGTAGATACTTCAGATAATAGTACGCATTTAATTGTTCAGACTGTTGCATCCAGTGAAGTGCAGACTTTTAGCGTTTACGCAAAAGCTGGCGCGGTTAATTTTATAGTATTTCGTTATGAAGATTCTACCGTTGATTATGTTTATTTTGATTTGGCTAACGGAATTTTAGGTACCATTGATTCAGATTATATAACTGCAAAAATAACAAGCGTAGGGAATGGATGGTATAGATGTGAAGCCGCAAGAACGTCAGCAAATAAAGTAGTGATTTTATCTGCTCAATCTGATAATGATCCTACTTACGCTGGAGCCGGAACAGCTGCGCTATACATACAAGATGCACAACTAGAGCCGGGGTTAGTCGCTACGAATTACATAGAAACAACAAGTTCAGCGGTTAGCGTGGGTAGCGTTGACAATATGCCGCGATTAAATTATACAATGGGATCAGCTACCTCTTGCCCCTCCCTTTTATTAGAGCCTCAACGCTCAAACTTGATAGCGAGTAGTGAGTATTTTGATGCTTGGAATAAGAATAACGCGATAATCACAACAAATGCAATCATATCACCAGAGGGTGTAGATAATGCAACTAAATTAATAGGCACATCTGGAACAAATGACAAGTTTGTTCGTGAATTTATAACATATTCCGCATCCGCATATAGTTTCAGCGTTTACGCAAAACAAGGTGAGGCAAATTGGTTGCAGTTTATTATTTATGATGGTTCTAATCATTTTGGGTATTTCAATCTCGCAAATGGTGTATTAGGTAGCCAAGATGCTGGATTCACATCTACAATGACAGATGTAGGAAATGGATGGTACAAAATAGAAGTTATTTTTACTACTGCTGCATTTTCGGGTCAATGGAAAATAATGCTATCCGATGGAGATGGCTCTGTTAATTTTACTGGCAACGGAACAGATGGTTTGTATTTATATGGCGCACAAGTTGAAGCTGGAAGCTATGCCACAAGTTATATCCCCACTTTTGGGGCAACGGTTACGCGAGTGCCGGATGCTTGTAGTAAAACAGGGATAACTAGTTTAATCGGTCAAACGGAAGGAACGGCTTATATAAAATTTAATGTTACAAGACCTATTGACGGCACCACGCGAATCCTAACAATTAGTAACGGCACAGGAAATGAAAGAATCGGTATATCTATGTCAACTAATGTTATGTATGCTTTTATCGTTGATGGCGGAGTAACGCAAGCTGAAATAACTATTTCGGGCGCACCAAGTGGACTCTATAAAGCGGCAATTGCCTATAAAAATAATGATGTAACTTTTTATATTAACGGTACACAAATCGGCACAGACACCTCAGCGACAATGCCCACAACTGACCAAATAGAATTGGGCGCACAATTTGGAGCTGGTATTTTAGGGGATGGAATAGACCAAACTATATTATTTAAAACGAGATTGTCAAATACGCAATTAGCAGAATTAACAAGTTTAGACTCATGATGTTTAGAAAATATGAATTTACCGCTACACAATGGACAGCGGCTAAAAAGAAAATACAGATAAAAGATGAAAATGAAGATCTTATTTGGGATCCTTCAAAAGTTACTTCCGTTTTCGAGATCGGTAAGATATGCGAAGAGGTTAACGAGGAAGGCGAATGTATTAAAGAAGCTAAAAAAATAAGCGTAGATATCTTATGGGTAGATCAGCCATTGACTACTAGCTTTTCATCTTATGTAGTTTGGCCAGTACCTAGCGGCATACATACGTTTGCTGGATGGGAGCAGCAATACGCTAAAGACTACTGCGAGAATAACCCGGAAGCTGAATTTTGTAACCCTGTAATAACTGAACCATGAGCCTACTAGATATTTTTAAGGATAATAATAAGTATAACGAGAAAACAATCGTAGGCGCATTAAGCATGATTGTTATGATTGTGTTTGCTTTAGTCGATATCATTACTGGAATTATAGGTATGGATTTGGTTATTAATGAAACCATATACAATTCGTTTTTATTAATTGTTATCGGTTCTTTTGGCATTGCTGGAATCGAAAAAATAGCTACTAAAAAATAAAATGTACGAAGAATATGCTAATGCATCAGATAAGGAGATAAGCGAAAATACAGTTTTCGGTATGTCCATTAAAAGCCTAGTTGCTATTATTGTTGGAGTTAGTTTTTTTATTGGTCTATATTATAACCTAACGGCAGAGGTGGAACTAGCTAAGACTTTACCACCTCCAGAAGTGACCAAGGCAGATCACTTGGTATTAAAACAAACAGTTGACGACACAAAGATAAAGATCGATAAGATGGATAAAAAACTTGATAAGATCCAAGATAAATTATTTGAACTTAAATAATGACTACGCACTTTTCATTTGAGGAAATGACTCGCACAAGCTACCCGGTAAAGAATGAACCTACCGAAGAGCATCATGAGAATATGTTAATCTTATGTGAGAAAGTATTAGAACCAGCTAGGTTAGCATTAGGCCCAATCAAAGTAAATAGCGGTTACAGGAGTAGAGCTTTAAATAAAATGATTAAGGGAGCTGCTAATTCACACCATTGCAGAGGCATGGCAGCTGATATAGATCTATGGCGTAGGAATAAGCTACTCTTTGAGTGGATAGATAAAAACTGTGAGTTTACACAATTAATTTGGGAATTTGGAGATAATAATAACCCACGCTGGGTACACGTATCATACGATCCAAACGATTTAAGAAATGAAAAACTTAAAGCTGATAAGCGCGGCGGTCGTACTGTCTATACTAGGATGTAAGCCGCCAGATATAATAAGAAAACAACAAGATACCTTAATTGTTACTCAAAGGGTAGAGGTTTTGGATACTCTACTCATGCGTGATACTATAACCGTCACAAAGGATCAATTTTCTGTTCGTATTGTTAGATTACCGGGAGATAGCATATTGGTAGATGGTAAGTGTGATACCATTAAAATAACAGTACCGCAGATCGTAGAAGTACACAATA